GTCAGTAGCAGTAGCAGCAGATATAGCTGCTTCTGCGGCTTTAGCAGTCGATATACCTGCCTGGCTAGTAGCAGTAGTAGCAGATGTAGCAGCATCTGCTGCTTTAGTAGTTGATAAAGCCGCTTGATTAGTAGCAGTAGAAGCAGATGTAACTGCTTCTGCGGCTTTAGTAGTCGATATACCTGCCTGGCTAGTAGCAGTAGCAGCAGATGTAGCTGCTTCTGTGGCTTTAGTAGTTGATACAGTAGCTTGATCAGTAGCAGTAGTAGCAGATGTAGCTGCTTCTGTAGCTTTAGTAGTTGATAAAGTAGCTTGACTAGTTGATACAGTAGCTTGGTCAGTAGCAGTAGTAGCAGATGTAACTGCTTCTGCGGCTTTAGTAGTCGATATACCTGCCTGGTTATTAGCAGTAGTAGCAGATGTAACTGCTTCTGCGGCTTTAGTAGTCGCTAAAGCGGCTTGATCAGTGGCAGTAGTGGCTGATGTAGCTGCCTCATCCCTACTTATACTGGCAGATATAGATGCAGATATAGACTGTATTGGAGCCCATATACTACCTGACCACGTATTCATTTCATTAGTAGTAGTATTCCAGTACATAGCTCCTAATAATAAAGTATTATTATTATTATCTAGTAATGGGCCTGAAGACTTATTTCCTAAATACTTACTAATAAAATTATTATACAGCTCTACTGTGTTATTAGCGTTAACTGTAGATATAGTTGCTTTATCTACAGTTACTATCTCAGATGCTTTAGCGCTAATCTCTGAAGCTTTCGCGGCTAATTCAGAAACTTTTGAGGCATCTTCAGATACTTTTGAAGCAATTTTTGAACTGTTAGCAGAAACTTCCGAAGCACTACTAGCTACTTCAGAAGCCTTTGCAGCATTTGCAGATGCTAATGCTGCAGTAGCACTAGCGGTTGCACTAGAAGCAGGAGCATCCCAATTGTTACCATTATAAAATTTTACACTGCTTAGAGTAGTATTATAGTAAACGGTTCCTGCTAGTATAGGAAACCCATCATTATCTAGAGTTGGGTCGGATGCTTTTGCCCCTAAAAATCTATCATCAAAGGTATCAAATATTTGATTGACAGAACTTAAACTAGCTGAGGCACTAGTGGCTGCTACATTAGCACTAGTTGCAGCACTACTAGCAGTAGAAGCACTAGTACTGGCCTCATTAGCCTTGGTAGTACTAGTAGTAGCACTTACTAGTGCATTTGCTTCACTAGTAAGTGCCGCTGCAGCTTTATTAGTAGATATAGTAGCATACTGACTAGCAGTAGTTGCACTATTTAAAGCGCTAGAAGCAGAACTGGACGCACTAGTAGCACTATTTAAGACTTCGGCTACTTTACTATCGATAGTTGCTAAGTTTGTACCTATTCCCGCTATTTGACTAGCAGTAGCCAAAGTATTAAGTATATCTATATAATCAGTTTGACCAGAATAAAAAACTGTCATTAAATCTCCTCTATATCAACACTAGTACTATACATACTAAAGATTGGATGTGTAATATCCCCTAATTGAGATAGTTTACCATATATTTGATGAGACTGTTCTTTATTTGAATCTTCGTCATTTGGAAATAAACTAATAAATAAAGGTTTTGGAATCCCACTACCGCGCATAATTTGTGTAATAGATAACCTATCAGCAGCATTTAAGTATTTTAAGTCAAAGTTCATAGTATTATACCTAATACCTCTATTAGTTTGAAGATCTCCTGACTCTGTACGAGTGTGTTCACTAAGATCTTTCATACTTGTTGATAGACCGAATTCAGTATTGTACAGCGGAGACCAATAACTACCTATAACTAATCTTGATAATTCTAAGTAAGAGGAAGCATTATTCGAATCATTAATAGTAATAACTAACTTATTACAAGAAATTTGACCCTCGGTGAACCATATTCTACCATATGCACCACCACCATAAGAGTAGCTATTAGAACCTAGGGGTAATACCCCCCAGTCCCATAAGCCTAGCCCTGAATAGGGACAGGCTGTAGTACTATAGGTTTTTAGTAAAGAAGCTCCAGTATATATCTGAACTGTAAGTATAGCTGTACTGCTAAGATTACAAAAAGGTAGTATGATACCACCTATAATAGACTGAGTGAAAGTTACTGTAATAGTCTCACTAGACTTTCCGTTTGACCTCCATACTAGGGATTTAGTGTCTTTCTTGAGATTAGCTACGTTAGTTGTACCTGCAGTACTGGATGCAGAAAATGTAGTTGAACTAGCGTCAACTACATTTTGGTATATAATTCTTAAATTATTTCTTGCCATTTTTTCCTTCCCAGGTACATTTTTAACTATTATATCACTTTAGCTAATATCGCGCAAGTATAAAATTTTTTATGCTTGTGCTACTTGAGTAGCATCTCTTTCTTCTGCTGTTTGTAAATATAGACTGTATAAAATTACGTATAACTCTGCATGTGGTATGTTTGTACCAGTTAGTTCTCCCGTGTAAGGGTTTCTAAGAGGTATAATACCGTTGGTAGGGTCGAAGTACTTAACACAGTTACCGTAGGGTAATATACTACTTGTACCATCAATATTTATAAGTTTTTCTTCTTGAAATACTGCTACAGCCTTATTTGAAGTATTAACTTCTCTACTAGGATTTGTAATATTAATATTACAACAGCGTACCCAGCTAGTTCCAGATAAATTTGTTTCTTTATAATTTGCCATTCTTTAGCTCCTGTAATTCTACTTCTAAAATACTAACTTTACTAGTTAATTCCTGTAAAGCTTTTACTATTGGAGATATTAAAGATACATAGTCTATACCTCTAGTACCATCTTCGTTTGTTATCCTTAGGCTATCATTAGTACTATCTAAATCTATATCGTCTAAATCTTGCGCAATAAATCCATGAAAATCTATAGGCCCAGTACGTAGTTTATACCTTACAGGCTTTAGTTTAAGTATAAATTCTATACCAAGTTTTTCAGGTACTATTGCCTCCTTTAATCTTCTATCTGAAGTAGCCTCATATCTAACTGTAGCACTACCTACTACACTACTAAACCTGTATCCACTTATAGTGCTACTTGTAAAAGTTAATCCACTAGTTGTATTAACGCCAGTATACCCAGCGTCAGTTATAGCTCCATTACAATATACTCCAATATGGTTATGTGTTGCTGTAGCATATACGTCTGAGTGGTTATGACCAGTTAATGAAAATGCACTCGCTAACTCTCCACCTAAATAATTAGCATTTAAATTAGTACACATTGTAGTAGAATAAGTAACGCTTATAGGCACTACTCCTGCAGCAGCGTCACACCTTATAGTATCGAAATCTGATGGTCCATTTGAAGAAATCCCTGTTCCACCAGTACTTGGATAAAATTTACCTGCTGTACCAGTACTAGTACAAGTAGCATATACTCCAGTACTACCTAGAGCTGCTCCAGAAGCCCAAACTGCCATACTAGAGGCAGACCCAGATCTAGCGTATATACCCGCATTTGCTGTACTATTAGGATTAGCAGAAAGTGCGACAGAGTGTCCGGAAGGTGCATAGCTACCAGAGTATACTCCACCAAAAATTGCAGAACCAGTAATATCAATACTACTATCGCCTTTGATAGCCCCTTTAATATCTAAGTCAGTACCATTCCAGGTTAGGTATTTAGCTGAACTACCTACGGAAAACTTAGGGGTACCACTATCATTACCTAGAAAAAATCCTGCAGTTGTATCATCAGCAGAACTAGCTTTTCCTGAGTGAATATTTCCACCAGAAGCTATATTAAGCACCCCTACATTTGCACTTACTGCTTGTAAAGAATCTACTTTAAAAGTAGCTAAATAAGGTGAACCCCATACAGTTTGATTAGAGTAACTTGGGCTACCACTAGGGTAATAATTTCCATCTACTACCCATAAAGTATACGTAGTACTAGCAGTACTTGTAGATACTGTAGGTAACGTAGTACTCCATATACTTCCAGGTCCCTCATCTCCTCCTATAGTAACTGGCACACCTATTGGTGTTCCAGAAGCATCAGGTGGAGTAGAAGTTACCACTGTGTATGCCTTTCTAGCTCCGGCACCTTGTATACCTATACTACCATCCTGTCTATAACCAATACTACCAATACTACCAGTACTCCAGTTAAAAGTAGTACTAGTAACTGAAGCTAGTGCAGTTACTGTGACTGACCACATATATAGTGTGTACCCGGATCCTGGGGATGTAATTGCTGCTGTATCCCAGTCAGAAGGTATTGGGGTTGCAGTATTTGTAGACCAGGTAAGCGTACTCTGCACACTAGAAGTTGTTTGTGTAGAGGCAGCCCACTTAAATATAGATAGTGTTACAGCCTTTGTAGCCTCGTCACCTTTAGCTCCAGTATCCCCTTGCTTAGCCTTAGTAATAGTAAATATGCAAGTAATATCACTATAATTAGCTTTACTAGCTACTATAGTAACGGTGCTTACTGCAGCTGTTACTTGGGATACAGTTTGAGTTCTACCAGAATTAGTACTACTGCAAATAACTCCAGTAGAAGTAGTAACTACGTAGTTCCAGTTAGTTGAATCATCAATACCTGCTACATATACTGTCATAGTAGTATTACATCCAGTATAATCTGCTACACCTGCAGTAGTTACTGGTACTACGTGTGTATCGTTACTTAAATTAGCGGTTATACCTCCAGCCTGACCTTTAGTAATAGTAAATATACAGGTTACATCTGAATAAACATACTGTTTATGTTTAGCTACTATAGTAACTGTACTTAATGCAGCTGTTACCTGAGATATAGTCTGAGTTCTACCAGAATTAGTACTACTGCAAATAACTCCAGTAGATGTAGTAGGTATAAAAGTCCAATTATTAGAATCATCCTTTGCCCCCACACTTACAGTCATTGTAGTATTGCATCCTACATAATTAGGGGTACCGCTTACTAGTATTGGTAATACATGACTATCATTACTTAATTGACCTATAGCAGCATCAATACCTGCGGCAATTCTGCTGAATGTCTGGTCTTTAGTTACGCTAAATGCTACACCTTTTAAATCTGTTCCTGTAATAGTATACCTAATAGTAGCTACTGCGGCAGTTATATTACTAGGACTAGCAGCAATTGCATATTTTATCAAACTTGTAGAACTAGATAACGAACCAGGGCTAATTCCCGTAGTACCACTAGTATTACTAGATATTTTCCATGTACCAGCTATAGTACCTAAGGTATCGTAAACTAGCTCAGTAGCACCTTGATATACATGAATATCAGTACCAGCATTAGTATATACACCTGCAGTATTACTAGAATTTACAGGTATAGAGCAAGAGTCATTAGTTAGATTAACAACGATACTATTAGAGTTTTTAAATAGTATGGGTATTATTTCTGTATCTAGCACTTCAGTACTAGATACAGTTGCATATAATTTATATGTTACATCTAAAATATTTTCACTGTCTGAAATGGGTGTATCTAATATATTTGAGGAGTTTATCCTATTTCCAACAGCTTTGCTACCTAATTGTGTGCTAACATACCCATACAGTTGAGCTAACGAGTTTCCTGTCTTTGAATAACCTCTTACCAGTGTAGTAGAGTGTTTACCTGATTGAGCAGCACTTACAGCATCTTTTACTATTGTATCAGCTGTAGCAGATAAGTATGTGATAGTACTCGCAGTACCACTAGCAACTTTACTAATAGTTTGTTTAATTACATCTACCTTCTCATTATTATCTACGTCTCTGCTGGTAACAGTATAAGTAATTTCAGCAGTAGCGGTTAAAGGAGTACCGTTCATACCGCTAATACTACCAAAAGATCCATCTGTATTTATACCTAATGTAGCAGTACCCCTACTTACACTAGCAACTACATTAAACGTATTAGGTCCTAATACGTTATTGTAGGTTAAAGATACTTTATCAATAGTTACAGTAATTACTGTTGCAGTATTACTATAATCGCATACTCCTTCGCCACTAGCTGGTAAGGAAATGCTAGGCCTACTAATAGTAACTACTGGCAAATCATTAGATGTGGATTTATACTCTATAGTAGATTGATCTGATGCTTCCTCCCACCCACTTTTACTAGTAGTGACCTTATATTCTACACCATTAGATTCACCTCTTTGAGTGTTAAATACGCTATATGATAAAGCTGCTGCAGTAGCAGCAGGCATAGTAGTCCATGTACTTAATAGCGTAGGTCTATATTTCCATTTATAGTCAGGTGTATTATTATACCCAGTAATCGCAGTCTTTAACTCTATAGAAGTAGGTTTAGTGCCTGCTATATTTCTAGACTTAATAAATACAGTAGAGGAGGGCTCTAGAGCTACCGCTACTGCGGTTAACCTATTAGTAGATGCCTGTAATATTTTATCATTTTCATTTTGAATAATTGCCATTAAATAAATACCTCTACTTCTATAGTACTATTAGCCCAGTCTGGAGCTAAAGATATAACTTGACCTACCTTACCTTCAGATAATCCAAACCTACTATGATATAAATAAACTTCTTGCCCTAGAATTAAAGACATAAGTTTACTTGTACCTTTAAATTTATATACTGTATGCTGAATTTTAAATAAATTATTTAATCGTAAAGCTTCATTTTCTGCATCGATCTTGCTAATTAATAAACTTGGTATAGGCTCGGCTTCTGTTACTAGCCTATAATTTCTAGCTACTATTTCGTCAATATTATCTTCAGATAAGGTTTCTGTTTCAAATATCTTTTTGTGCTCATCTGGTATACCAGTCTGTAGTCCCTCTTGTACAGTATAATTAGTACAATAAGCTACCTTTTTAATTGCAGCTACTTCAGTTACCCTAGAGATATATAAGGAATGGTGCAGTATATCTGTATCTGTTATATTTATAGGAGGTAAAATACTTGGTACTGATATAATATCTGCAGGAATGATTCTATCACCTAACCTTATTAACTGCAATTTACCTAGTCTATTCATATATACTTGAGCACCTATGCTGCCAGCTAATTGCTGACATACATCTAGTACGTTCTCTTTACTATTAATAAATATACCTACGGGCGGTGGATTGGCTATAGCAAAAGCCGCAAAATTAGGTAAATCAATATCTAAGTATGTTAGCTTATCTATAAAAGTAGTACTACTTTTACCATACTGTGTAACTAATACGGCAATAATATTAGCAATATTATTTACATAGATAGGTTCTAGTTCCCCAGTATCTAAATTAATAGACTTTTTTAATCCTTGTACAGATACAGTAATAGTACCTACTAGTGGGTGGCCTAATGTTAGTATCCCAGTAGTTAGATCTACTGCATTTGGAGTACTTAAGGCCAGAGGTACTCCGTTATCTCTAATTTCAATTAGTCGTTCAGAAGTACCATCATTAAACATATATTTAAGTACACTAGGATCGTATATAAGTGGTTCTATATTAAATACTTCTCCTAGTATTAAAGGTCGAATTTCTTTTTGATTTGTCTGAGTATCACCTGTATTACCGTAGTAAGTATTACCTATTTTATTTTCAGATATAGGACAATTTAGCTTCTCTAGTTTATCTCTTATCTTAATATTTAAAGTATCTCTAGAAGAACTATCTACTCCTGCTATTACTCCACTAAATACATTTAAAAATATATCATCTATTTGTGATATATCTGTAAGAGGCCACCTAGGGTCTCCTACGTATACTTTAATAGATCTATTTGTCCATATATAGCTACTGTCTAACCATATATCTAAATCACCATTAGGATTAGAGACTGAAATATCTCCGAAAGACATTGATACTCCACCATCTATAGATAGGCTTTCTGATATTGATAGACTTCCAGTAATTACTGGATTGAAAGATGTTATAGAGTCTTCTGTAAGATAACCAATATTAGATATATAAATAGGTATATCTACTGCTCCATTTATACTAACCATTAGTTCTACTAGTATACCACGTATAGCTGCTGGGTCTTCTAACCATGCTTGACTGTATGTCATTTATTCTCCTTGTTTATCTTATATACCTAGTTAATATAAGATAAACAAAGCCCTTTCGGGCTTTGTTTATGCTAATTTTAGCATAGAACGTTGGTTCCATGCTGCTAACTTAGCGGCGTCTTCCGTAGCTTTAGCTACGTTATCCGATGCTTTATTGGTTGCATCATAGTTAGATGCAATTAAATGTCCTGTTTGTTCTTGCTGTTCTTTTCTTAATTGTATTACTTCTTTTCTTAGATTTCTGATTTCTTCTACAAGTTCACGTGTATTTAATAGATCGTTACTAGCTTTGTTGCTGTACACTCGCGAAGGGGTTGCGAAGTCTACCAACTCAGGCCCTCTTTCGCCGACTACTGCTACTCCACTAGCTAGACCGCCTTTAGCAAATCCAGGTATTTCAGGAACTACTGATAGCGCCCCACTAGCTATATCTTTAGCTAGTTTAGTTGAGTTAATAGGATCTACTTGTACAGCATAATACGCAAAAGCTTTGATAATATCTGCTTTTGACTTTCCTGAATTAACTTCAGCTATCCAGTAGTCTAGCCCAGCCCTATCTCCTGGAACGGATTCTCCGGCTAACTTATCATATAGGACTTGAACCCTAGCCTCTGGATGTGCTCTAATAGCTTCTTCAATTTCTGCTAATGACATGTCAGAATTAGCTCTATTTACCCAGTAGGCTTTACCCCCTGGGTCAGAAGCTCTATGAAAAACGCTTTGGTATATGTCTTCAATGCTCGAAGCCATTGTATCTGTAATTACTGCTCCAGTAGTACCAGTATCTGTAATTACTGGAGGCATAGTACCTAAAGTATCTACTGAATGGGGCATTACCGGGGCGCTAGTACCTGTAGAATCTATTACTCCAGTACCTGAGGTAATATATGCTAATAAGGCGCTAGCAGTACTAGTTTGAGCTACTAGTAGTTGTGCAAGTAATTCATTTGAATTAAAAGTGTTTTCTTCTATGGTACTAAGAGCATTTAGCTGTTGTTCTGCATCTGTTAATTGAGCTTCAAGACTGGACCTTGTACTATCTAGTATAGCTAGAACAGAATTAAAATCCTGAGTATACTGTTCAGAACTAGCATATAATGTTCTTGATGCGTCTAAGAATGCATCTGTTACACCAGGTAATTTACCGATAGCTTCGTCTCGTTTTGCTATATCTTCTTCTGTTATAGCTATAGCAGTAGCGGCAGCTACAACTATATCTTTTTGTAATTTAGCTTCTGCATATTTTTGTGCAGGTGTTAATATAGATTTATCACCCAATAGTAGTGAATCCTTAGCTTCTTTTAATGATTTAATAAATCCCTTTAAACTATCCACATTAGATTTAAGATTGCTTTTTAGCTTATCACGTATAGCAGCTTCGTCCTGTAAGGCGTATAAGTATAATTGACGTGGTCTTAAAGATTCATCCATAGCGTCTAACTCTGCAATTCTAGTAATAGCTAAAGCCTCAGCTGATTTTCCTAATAGATTTAATATTTCTACTTGTTGATTATTTGTTTTATCTAGATTGTCCTTTTCATCCTGTAACATCCAGATTCTATTTTGAATAGCGGCATCTGTAGCGGATAGGGCCCTTAACTCTTTCTGTCTAGTAAACAGAGTAGCTTCTTTTGCCTTACCTTCTAAAACTAATAATTGGGATTGTAGTTCTGCGGTTTTATTTAAGTCCTGCTCTGCGTATATTTTGCGTTTTACGAGTTTCTCGGCTTCAGATAGATTAAATAGTTCTTGTTCCCTACTTATTAGTAAGGCTTGGTACGTAAGGCCTTGTTCCTGCATAAGCTCTACTTCTAGACCTTTAACCTTATTTAAATCTTCATTGATCCATATTTGGTTTTGAGTTGCAGCATCCGTAGCAGATAATCCTACTAGTATTTTCTTTCTATTAAGTAAGGTTGCTTCCTGTCCTTTACCTTCTAGTTCCATTAAAGATATTTGTAAATCTTGCGTTTTAGCTAAATCTTGCGCATCGTATATTTTTTGTTTTGTAAGTTTTTCAGCTTCAGTAAGTGTTGCAAGTTCTTTTTCTCTTGTGATTAGTAAAGCTTCATGGGTTCTTCCCTGTACATTTAGTAACTCTAGTTCTAGGTCTTTTATTCTATTATTTTCTTTAATTAACTGTAGCCTGTCAAATTCGGTTAAATTAGCCTCATCAATATCAGCGCGTTCTTTTTCTAGTAATTGAGCTCTTGTTAGAGTTAAACTATTAATTTCGTCTAGTATCGTTTGTTTCTGCTGCCCTACTAAGTAATCTTTTTGAGCTTTGCTCCATCTACCTACAGCTGCAGTAGCTTCATCGGTATTTTTACCCGCAAGTACTGCTAAAGCAGTTGCTTCGGTTAGCTTATCTTCAGTAGCTTTAGTTAATGCATCCATAGTTGCTTGAAACTTACCTTTACCTAATTCTTTGAATTGTTCCTCAAATTTTTCAGTATCTTTCTTGAGAGCTTCTAATAATTTGTCGTACTCTTCCCCATATTTCTTCTCATCAGCTGCGTCCTTTTTAGTATCGTCTGTATTTGTTGGTAGCATATCTGTACCACTAAACGTCTCGTATCCTGCAGCTCCCATATCTCCAAATAAATCAGGTATAGTGGAGCCTATAAACTCTATAAATTTAGGATCCCCTAGTACTCTTTCCCAATTATCAATAATAGCTTCAATTTTAGTAGTAGTAATTACTATAGGGTCTGGTGCTTCTGTAGGAGTAAATTCAGTTCCATTGGCTGCAGCTATAGCTGCTCCTGCTATATTTGATAAAGTATTAGAAGCTTCGCTAATTGCAGAAGAAGCCGAGTTAGCAGTGCTAGCTACTGCTTCATTAGTATTATTTGCTGTAGTTATTATAGTATTTGCGGAAGCTGTTGCCCCTTTAGCTATATCTTTTGCAGCACCTGCCCCACCATTAGTTAAATTAGTGTAGGCGTTTTCTGCAGCATCTTCTGTAGCATTAGCAGCATCTACTGAAGAATCATAAACATTTTGACCTGCTACAGTACCGCCTAATGCCATAGCTGCTGCACTTCCAGTAGCTCCTGTCATTATGTTGGTAGCCCCTACAGTAGCTCCTGTTACTAGGTTAGTACCTGCTACTGTAGACCCAACAGCTAAGTTAGTACCAGCTATCATAGATCCAGTAGCAAGATTAGTACCAGCTAGTACACTAGACCCTACTAAATTAGTCATCATTGGGGTTATAATGCCTGTCATTACTACCCCAACTATTTGGGCTGACATTGCGTCTATTAGTGCATTAGATATAGCATCTTTAGTAGCATCAGAAGCTTTTTTCCTAGCATCCTCAGCAGAGGTGGCATCTTTAATAGCACTAGAAAGTATACCTGATAAGTTACTAGCAGACATACCTATTGTGTCAATAAAACTAGCCACATCCTCTGCTAGAAATACTAGTTTATGTGAGGTAGCGTCTAATATTAGGCCTGCGTCTATAGCATCCTGTACTTCCTGCTGTCTAGATGTAGATAGTTCTCTTGCTAAGGCTCCCGCCTCATCCCCTTGAGCTCTCATTAATCTAGTTTGTAAGTCGTAAGCACTTTGAGCTGATTCTTTCTGATTTTCCCATATATTATTAAAACCATTTAATAATGCAGGGTCCATAAGTGCAGTATACGCAGCAACAGCAGCTTCTTGCTGTGCTTTACCTACTTTGTCATTAGCATTTACTGCAACATTAGCAGATGCCTGCGCAGCCTGCACCACAGCGTAATATTCATCTTTAGTATTAATTAGTGAGTCGTTACCCTCAGATATAGTTCTAAATAGGTCTTTTACATAATCATTCGAACTACCTATTTCTGCCATTCTATCTGTAGACTTTGATCTAGCTATATCAAATCTTTGACCTTCAGTAAGGAATATTTCAGCAAATAGCTGGGCACTTTGCTGAAACTTATCTAGCCCACCAGCCGCTTTGCTTATAGCTTCGGATACATCGTATCCTTTAGTAGTCATACTAGCGTTAGCTTCGTTTACTACCTCAGTAGCTAGTCTGTATTTTTCAGCAGTTTCAGCGACTAGCGTATTTGCAGCGTCTATTTCGGCACTATTATCCATAGGCTTATATACACCATTATTTTCGCTAGACATTATATTTTCTACGTTTAATGCGAATTTAGGAACTGCGTTCTTTGCAGCAATCATAGCTTGCTCAGCTGTTGCTTGTGCAGAAAGCATTTCGGAAGTAGCTTTACTAGCTATTTCCGTAAATCCTATAGTGCTAAGGCCCATGGATTCAAAAGCTAAATTTACTTTATCAAAATCACTTGTTACTCTAGTAAACGTTTCTGCCATTCCTTCACCAAAGTTCCTAAATTTCTTAAGGCTAGGGGCTAGCTTAGCGTATGCATCGTCTAAAATACTACTAAACACAGCGTTTAATTCTTCGGTAGATTCTGAACCTGTTAGTCCTTTAAGAGACGCGGATATATCTATATTTAAAGAGTTTATTCTAGCTAAAGTTTCCCCTACGGTTAACCCTATAGATTCTCCACTATCTACTAGTAGCTCACCCATAAAACTAAATGTTTCTCTAATAGCATTAGCAGCTTTTTCCTCTAAAGGTTTTAAATTATTATCTACCCAGGTTTTTGAGCTTGCCCCTATTCCAAATATACCTGAACTAGTCTTAGTATTTTGAACAGTTTCAAATTGTTGAATTAGGCCGTCCCCGGCAACTCCTAAACTTTCAAACGTACCTACTAACTTAATACCCGCATTGATAATAGAAGTAGAACTAGAGCTTGCAAATAACCCTAGAAATCCTGGATTATTTGTACTCTTTTCAGTAGTACCAAAGCCAGATCCCGTTCTAATACCTTGTACTCCATAGGCAGCTTCTGCTACCCCTTTAATACCATCATTAATTTTTGCTAGTAAGTCTGTTTGTTTATTGGCAAAGCTTAAACCTTCTATAGAATTAGCTTCTAAAATTGATAATGAATTAGCAATTGATTGGGATTTTGCCTCTGAGTCACCAAATACTCCACCACCGTTGTCTACAAGCTTGCCATCTTGCCAGCTTTGCCCAGTACCCTGAGATTGTTGCATGTCTTCTGCGGTCATGCCTACTGTAGATACAGTAGAAGACCCTCCAGAGGATCCAAGTACTGCAGCTATAGCTACTGCTGCTGCTGCCATGCCCGGAGGCCCTAACCATTCTAAAAAGGTCATGAATACACCGGGGGTTTTGGTCGCGTTTTTAGTAGCTTCTGTGGAACTTGTTATAGCTATATCTGTTGCTGCTGCTGCAGCACGTTCTGACATAATAAATGTTTGTTGTGCTGTATTAGCTACTGTTTCAGACTCCATAAGACCAATACGAACAGCAAATTTTTTCATATCCATTGCTAGTTCTTTTAAGTCCATTGCAGCTTTGTATGCTGCGCTAGCCTTTTCAATACCGTCAAGTATTTTATATGCAGCAGTTTTTTCTGCAAACATTTTCTTAGCGGCTCCAGCTGTTTTATTTATAGCATTTAGTTCATTTGCTAATACTTTTTTATCTAATGTTTCCTTATCTTTAGAGTATTTTTTATCAGCAGCTGCTTTAGCTCTATTAGCTTTCTCTTCCACAGCAGTTAAAGCTTCAGTATTACCATTATCCCCACCTGCATTTGCAAATTCTAGTCTAGCAGCCGCTACTGCTTTTTCAGCTTCTATAGTTTCTTGTTTGTATTGTTCAGTAAGTGCAGTTCTACGTACAGCTAATTGCTCATCTATAGCATTAAATTTTAGAACCTCTTGCCCCATTGTACCAATCGCTGCACCTACGTCTCCAAAGGCGTTAGCAAGTACTTCTGTTAGAGACACCATTTTAGTCATAGCCTCGTTTTGAGCGTCTACTAGTAACTTTTGGGTTTTATCTCTTTCAATAATATTGGTTTTATTAGCGTAAATCAGGTCTAGTAAAGCTAGTTGTCTTTCGTAGGCTGCGGCAGTGTCATTTATTTGCTGAACCTGTACACTGGTATCCGCGTTTGGATTTGCTTGTACAGTATTAGCTAAAGCTATACCTTTGGCTAGCATATCAGAATTATACTTATCTGCGGCTAGCTGTTTATCATTAGCATAAACTAAACTTTGTTGTTCTAGTTCTAGTATAGCTTGTCTTTGTGTATATTCTTGTGCAGTTATTGCACCTATGTCCATTAAAAACTTTAACTGAGATTGTTTAGTACTTAAGCTTTCTTTATCGGTATTAAATCTATCTGCATCTATAGAAGCTTGAATGCCCTTTTCATAGGTTATTTTGGCTAGTTCGTTAGCTTGTATTACTGTTATATCTAATTTACTTTTATCTAATTCCGCTGTTTCTTTCATAGATTTAGTTTGTTCATCTAGATAGCTAATAGTGCTTTTAATTAATTTATTGTGTTCTAATTCTTTTGCATTTGTTTTGCCACTAGAATTAAGTAATCTTTTGGAAGAGTCTTCTAAAGCAACGGAATTAGCATTTTGTTGCTTTCTAATATTTAAGCTATCTAGAGCTAATTTAGTATCTATACTATCTGCAGCATTTTTAGCTAATTTACTAGCTAGTTCACTACTTACATATGTAGCATTACCCTTCTGCATATCTAGCAAGGTTTTTTGATTTGTTAGATCTCTGCTTCTAGCAGATAATATTCTTTCATCAGCTATTACTAACTCATTTTTCTCAGCTACCATCTGTTTAAGGTTTAGTACGTATAGTTCAGACTGTTTTCCTGCAATCTGACCCCACATACCAAATAGTGCAGTCATATACCCTTCCATATCCTTCATTGCAGCAAGTGTTGCAGGAGAGGCTACACCTTTTGATGCGTCCACACTAGCAGATTTTCCACCATCATTTATAATACTAAACTTAGAGGTGTTAGAATCTAGAGCCTTTTGAATAGCCTCTATCTTCTTGTATAGTGCGTCCCTATTAGTTTCACTACTAATAGGGCTTTTGGCTTGTTCTAGTAGATTTGCTTGTTCTTGCACTAAACTATTTTTTTCTATTGTAGCAGCTAATCTAGCCTGTTGTTCTACAATACTAAAATTAGACTTTATTAAAGCTATTTGTCCTGAAATCTGTTGTTTTTCTAAACCAATAAGCTCTGACTCTACGTTTGAACCCCCTTGCTGCATAATACTTAAAAAGCCTTTAGCGCTATTAACAGCAGAGTCATTCATTGCTACGGCTAATCCTTTTGCTAAAAGTTTGAAGGATGACTGAGCAAACTGCTCTGGTAAGTTTTCATACTCTTTACGTATTGCAGCGGCTGCATCTTCTTCTTTCTTTAATCTTTGTACGGTTATGTTATATACATCTTGTGCAGCTTTTAAACCAGTCTCTGCTCCTCTAGTTTTCTCTAATCTATCACTATACCCCATACCAAAACCCTTATTATCAGATATGATAGTTGTATTAGTATCCATATTAGCACTGGCTTCTTGTTTGGTTTTTTGTAGAGCACTTATGCTCTCGGCTAATCTTTTTAATTCTTTACTAGCGGAACCTAATTGTTCAGCAGTTCCTTTAGGTAAGAAAGATAACGCTTGTATATTTCCAGATAACTTTTCTAGTGTTAATAGTGCTTCAATAGGTCCTGCTTTTAAAGACTCTTCCATAAACTTAGAAGTTTTTGCTATCTCCATACCCATTTTACTAAAGTCATCCCGAGGTATTAGAGCATTAGTCATTACCGTTGACTGTTTACTAATATCCAATAGGGATTGAGCAAAGGCTGTTAAAGGAGCAGCAGCATTTGCTGATTCTCTAGATAGGTTTTGGAGTACATCTGGAATTGTACGTAAAGCATTAGATACCGATGCCTCATCTAAATTGAATAGAGCTTCATCAATTGCTTTAAGATTAGATACGTCTACTTTTTCGCCTAATAAGTTCTTTAAAGTTTTAATTGCCTGGTCTTTTGCAGGCCCACTTTCAGCAGCTTTTAGAGCAGATACTATAGAATTAGATAAATTCACTCTTAGTTTATCTACAGACCCTTTACCAAACATTCCTGACATAAACCCGTCTATAGCTTTATCCCATACATTTTGTGTAGCTATAAGATTAGAATAATCTGATACTAATTTTGTTACAGATGCAGATAAATCAGTAAGAGCGTTAGCTTTAGCTTGTAAAGACTCAATACTCAAAAAGTCTTTTAAGTCTTTCTTATTTATTGCCTCTAAAGTTTTATATACATTAGCTAAAGAAGATTTTACTGTATCTGAGCTTTCTGAAAATGCAGATAATTCTTTAGCGGAACTAGTAAGCCATGAATCTAGCATCTCGAAAGCTACTACAGCTAAACCAATAATTTGAATCCATGGACCAGCAAAGTTTAGAAAGGTACCTATAGCCGTAGTAGCAGCCCCAATACCAACTTTAAGGCTAGTCCACAAAGCTCTAATATTGCCCATTGGAGGAGTTATAATCTTCTCAAGATTAGTAACTGCTACCCCATTTTCCATAACCTGTTTACCAAAGCTATCTAGTACGGGTATCTTAATCATTTCAGAAGAGCCTAATTTAGCTTTAGCTATTTCAGCTTGACCTTCTTTCCATGCTGCAAAGAATCCTTTTGTCGAAGCAGTCTGTGCCGTCTGTGCTAGAATATTATCGGTAGTAGCTTTTAAAAGAGCACGTTCAGCAATAACACGTGTTTGGTTTCCAGCAATGTACCATTTTTCATTCTGTTTAGCTGTCTTATTAAATTGTTCTTCTGCCTCAGCTACTTTAGCTAGCGCCTGTAATCTTGCAGCTTCAGAGCTTTTCACTACTTTATCAGAATCTGCTATTGCTCTAGCTTCTTCTTCACGTGCTTGTAGTATTACTTTTGAGGCTTTGTATGATTCTGCTGCATGAACTGCTGATGCAGCATCTTGGGACTTCATATAGCTTGCATGTGCTTCTCTAGCAGCTATTACTGCGGCAGCATACTCTCGCTGCATTGTAGAAGACTTTTTGTCTGTTTGGTATATAGCCTCATTACTTGCTGCACTAGCTTTATCCCCTGCTAAAGCTGCCTGCTTAGCGGCTAAATTAGCATTAATAGCTTTAGTTTCTAAACCTTTAGCTGTTGCTAGCATCTTATCAATCTGCTCCGGCTTAACATTCTGTACGTTTGGATCTTTAAGTATCTTTAATGTACTTGCTTTTTTATTTTTTGAAAGCGCTTCTTCTTTTTTCGCTAGAGCTTCCATCTTTGCCTGAAGAGTGTCTAGTTCATTGTTTTTAATTTCTGCTACACGTTCAGCATTATTTTTAGCAATCTGTAAAGCTCTATCTGCATCAGCAATTTTACGTATTTTTTCCTGTTCAGCTAGTTTTACGCGTTCTGCTGCTGCTGCTTTTGCAGTAGTACTTAATTGTTTAGCTTTTTCCAGTTCTGTATTAGCAATATCTACTGCAGCTTGTTTTGCCGCTAAGGCCTCAGCCTTATACCCCTTTTTAGCTTCGGAAGCTTTAGTAACTGCTAGTAACTTTGATTGTTCGGCGGCAGCTTTAGCATTTTCCTTCATCATACCTAATGCAGGAATGGCTTGTTTTAATAGAGTAGCGGCTATTAGGCCTAATACTCCGGCTAAAGCTGTAGGATTTGATGATAGAATTTCTACTAGTGGTCCTAGAACTTTATTAACTAGTTCTAGCCCGGATTGAGTTAAGTTTTGTATACTAGCAAGTACTTTACTATAAGGGTTTGAGTTAAGTTCAATAGCTTTAAACTTACGCTCACCTTCCTCTAGCACTGCATTAGTAAATGCTTGTTGCTTTTCAAACGTAGTTAGGCTTGTAACTGTTTTACCAATTTTTTCTGCGTATGCTTGCTGAGCTGGTATCATACGGGTCATAATACCTAGTTCGTCTAAAAGTTCCGGCTGGCTTTTAATAATAC